ATCTTGATACTGTTGCATTAAGTTCTGTCTCTGTGCATCGAGTTCTGCTTGTGACTGAGCCTGTCTTGCGCTTCCTAAAGAAGTAAGAGATTGTATGTCTGCCCTGCCTAATTCAGACTGTAATCTACCGATATCGCCTAGCGTAGAGGCTTGCTGACCTATTGCCTGACCTAAACCACCAGATAACTGTGCGGCTCTCTGTGCAGCAGCTACAGCGTCTTGATAGCCTTTTCTTTGAGCTTCTCCAACGGTAGCAAGTCTACGTCCTTCTGCCTCTGCTCTTTGAATACCTTCCCTGCTTCCCCCAAATGCGCCAGAGGTAATGGCCTTCTGAGCTATTCCTTGCTGTCCAATTGCCGCTTGTCTATTTATTTCGTCAATAACATTGGACTGATAAGGGTTCATAAATTGCTGTGCGGCATCGGGTCTTAAAAATCCTAATCCCGAAAGTGCCGCGCCAATTCCTAATTGCGTTCCTTCAGCGCCAGCTTGCAAGTATGGCTGAAAAGAACCGAACTGCGCTTGAGCTTGTTGCATAGCAGCATTTTGTAACGGGTCAAGCCCTGCTATTTGATACTCAGGAAGCTGAAGTGGCTGGTCTAATAAACCAGGATCTGTTTGCGTAGAACCATCAAACGTACCAAAAGCAGTTTGCAGTATTCTTTTTTCAAGACCCTCTAAGAAAGGCGCGAGTCTCTGGGCTTCATTAGTGATTGCCATTATGCCATCCTCTCAAATTTATCCATCATATTATACATGCGATTGATGCCTTGATTAATATCCCCATCTCCTGCGCCTTCAACAGCATCACGGGTCATAACAAACTCACCAGCCATTAACATAGCTGGAACATCATCTTTCGTACCAGAGCCCTCGCTAGGGCTTATACCGCCATTGCGTCTGGGAAAGTATGTATCTCCACCATCTTCCATATAATTTATACCGCCAAGTTGTCCACCTGGTCCACCAGCACCAAAAGGTCTTTTTTCAAATTCTGACCTTGTGTCTTCTTCTTCCCCTAAACCAGATAGCAATTGAGCCAATAATCCAGCGCCAATTCCTTGCCCTAAGTCTGTGTTTAAAACTTTAAATAGTAAATTTGGGTCATCTTCTGTACCAGCAAAACCCAATGAAGAAAGAAGTTCTCCTGAAATTGTTTTTGCTTCTGGAGCTGCTATAGCTTGTCTTGCTGTTTGATTTGCCATTTTAGCAGCAACATTTGCCATTGTGGGGTCTGCTCCTTGACGCATCAAAGACCCTGCGGTTGTTACGGCTTGCGTTGCAGGATCCGCTGCAGGAAAAAACTTTTGCGCCCCTATTCCACCAAGACCAGAAAGCAATGCATATCTTAAAGCATCTTTTGGTTTTCCGCCAGTAGCAACTGCCCCTAAACCAGAAGCAACAGCACCACCTACAGGGCCTAAATACGCTCCTGCAACAACTGGAGCTATTGTTTTTACTAAATCACCTAAATTCATGTCACTACCTTAATAGTTCCGTTATCATTATACAATGCTCCTGTTTCAAGTCCAGAAGGAGATATAGGTAAGTCAGTGAGAGTTATTTTAGTACCCCTTAACTCACCTGGGTTATTTAGTTGTATCACAAGTTGAGACAAACTGCGAACCATATCATCAAAATACGTTCTATCGTACTCTTCGGGCGGTACAGAAAACTGTGGTGGTACTAATTCTCTACTCATCTTCTGCCATCTGTTTTAACATCTACACGATTTGAACCAAGCCTCCAAGCAACGCCAGAACCACTACTTTGAACTTTAATACCAAAAGATCGGCCTCTAACACGAGAGTTTTTCTGTTCAGTGGTGCTACTAACGGTAAAAGCATCGTTTGTCGTAAACCCTGTTCCGGGATATCTTTGACCTTTTAACGTATAAGTAGCTTCTTTGGTTGCACCAGTGGTGGAACTTGAAAAGTCAATATCAGGAATAAACCTACGGATCAAAGCAAATTGTTCTCCATCTGCTATGTCTATAGGGCTGGAGTCAATAAACGCAGTCAAAGCCAAGTCGTCTGCGTTGTTGCCAAACTCGTGTGTATACAATTGACTAGCTGCAACAGAATCAGTAGCAGTTGTCGCTCCAAAAGGATATTCATATATACCTCTATCTAACCAAGCAGATCTAGCTAAGTTGCCATAATACCAAACTTTTTCCTCGTAATTATAAATTACATACCTGTCGTTTTCTCCTGTTCCTCCAGACTCAGAAGGATAATACCAAACAACCTCCCCGTAAGCAGTATTTAAACCAGCTATTACTTTTTCACTGTTGGTAGTATCAAAATCTTCAAACACATAGTCTTTCACTGTGCAAGGTATAGGTTGAACGCGCCCATCATATAAGTAAAAACGATCCACACCCATCCAAAAAACTGTATCATTGTTTGCTATGGCAGCATTAGTGTTTCTTATTGTAATGTTTCCAGACACTTGAGAAATGCCAAACGTAAAAGGTGGGCCAATAAACTGCAAAGAATGCACACTTGTGTCTGTTATAACTATAATTTCTCGCCTTGTTTCAACAGCGGCAACAATTTCAGAGCCTGACCCAACCCTTAAATCTCCAGCAGTGTTTGTTGCAGTAGGTGTCCAATCAAAAGGGTCTTCTTGACTGCTAAAACGAATTAGAAGAGGATCTAGCTTAGTGCTTCCAAAGGGTGTTGTCCCAAAAGTTATTACATGTCTGTCTCTATCAGACACTATAACATTTCTGCTAATGGTAGGCGCGTTAGAATCTCTTTGAGTTATAGGAAAAGCTCTAGAGCTAAAGCCTTGAGTTTTATCCCAATAATATAATAAGCCGTTTTGAGGAAGTATTATCAAGTCTTCTCCAAAATTATCTTGTTTCCACATGCGTAAAGCTTCATCTAGTGTAATAGCCTCACTAGCTGCTAGACCCCAACCTCCTGCGCCCCAAGAGTCAGCCCCCCAACCCGTTCCTAATAGTTGAGAAACACTTCCTTTATTAAGTAAGTAATCTGCATCGCAAGCACCAGATTCAGTTAAATCAAACCCAGCATTTGAAGAAAGTGTAACTGTGTAAGTGCTTCCAGTTGTAACAGTTATCTCAAACTCTCCTGTTAAGAGAGCTATTAAACTATCGTAAGTTGATCCTGCGCCAAAAGTTATATTTGAAAAAATAACAAAACTACCCGTTACCGCGCCATGATTTGAATGATTAACTGTTACAGTAGAGCTTCCAGAAGTTGTGGTAAAAGTAATTAAGGACATTTATTTAGTCTCCCACTGGAACATCTGGGTTTTCTTGTGTAATTACGTCACCTCCAAAACTAACATCTCCAATTAAGCCTGTACCAAATAATTGGGCTCCTGTTCCAAATGAAACTGAAACGAGTCCTAAAGAAGTAGTCGCTGAAATACTGGTTGTTTCGATAGTTGTGTTTATTGGAAGAACTATTGTTACTGAGCCTAAAGAAGAGGTTGCTTCCACTCCGCCACTAGGAAATGTAAAAGGTTGTCTTACACTAAGCCTAACAGGAGTTATGTCATTAAAACCACCCCCTGATTCAATGTAGTATTTTACATTTGTACCAACAGCTAAATATCTATCATTTGCTAAAGTGTTCCAAGCATGTAAGGTTCTTGGTGTTCCAAGATATGTGCTGGAGGTATATTTATTCCAACCCCCTATTTTTTCTGGGAAGCCAAACCTAAATCTAATCTTGTCACCATCAACCCACCCCCCTTCATTAGAATATGAAGTGGTTTCTCTGTTGATTCCAGGTCTGAATTGTAACTTAGTTAAAGGCATTAACTTGCTCTGCCTCCATAAAAGTCAGCAAAATCTATTGTGCCACTAGTAGGAACATTGGGATTAGCGTTTATTGTAAACGAAATATTATAATCTCCAGACGGAGAAATGGCAGAACTCGCTCCATTTGCAACAGTAGTACCTTCTATTGTTACATCAAACCCTGTGTTATTAGTAAAAGTGTAAACAGTGGAAGAAGTAACCGATCTGTAAGCATAACCGATATCAGCATCTTGGTTAACTGATATAGTATATGGGCCAGTAGCATTTAGGGTGTTATTTGCAGGGATGGTTCCACCAGTACCAAAACTTTTAGATGTAGAGCCTCCTGAATAACTAACACTAATAGTTCCACTTTCGTTTCTTCCTCTGGCACCATAACGCAATCGATTGGAATTACTACTACCTAGTGTAATACTACCGCCCGCTGATCTAAAAACATTATTTTGCCCACCATTACCTCCGTTTGATGGAACCCACGTTGTAGTGCTTGTTAAAGCTCTGACTAATGTTAACCCAGTTACCCCTCCAAAGTCAGCGTATGTCCCGTCAGAAGATGGGGCGGCTTGTGTAGCACTTCCTGAGACAGTAGTGGGAACAAGACTGCCACCCCTATAAAACTCACTCATAGAGTTAGGTTGACTATCGCTATACTCTGTTGCGATTTGTCCTAAAGATAATGCACCACTGGTAGGTAAAACCATGACTAGAAGCTCTGATATGCGGTTATGTTATCGGCTGTTTCTAATGCTCCAGCACTAGAAAGTCTCATTATTACAGTTCCATTAAATTTAAACACTAAACGATTGCTTGAATCCACTTCGGCTGTAAAGTGACCACTTGGACCTAATTGTAAGGCAGTAGCACCATCAGCCGTGGAAGCAATAATACCTGTCGCAGTTATATTTCTTGCACCGCTAGTATCTTTGTTACTATCTACTATGACTGCTTTCGAGGCAACCACAGTGCCTGCGGTTGTGTCTACGTAATTAAGTTCTGTTGTTGTCGCGGTTACACCATCTAGCTTATTTAACTCTGTAGCTGTGGCTGTAACACCATCCAAAATATTTAATTCAGCAGCAGTAGAGGTTACATTTGTACCTCCGATAGCCAAGGTTGCGGCATCAATTTTTGTCACAGCTAAACTAGCATATACGTCTGTAACGGTTGCGGTGGAACCACCTCCGCTAAACTTCAAGAAAACGTCACTTCCGTTAGTTATTTCAAAATCTCTTCCTGAGTTATAGGTGCCTTGAAAAATAAGAATTGAACGACTTCCAGAAAGACTATTTCGTATGTGAACAGTTTTTTCTGCGTCATTGGGAGTTAGCTGCACATAAGCTGTAGCACCTAAATCACCACCATCTGTAAACTCTATAAACTTGTTACGACCATTCGATACTGCCCCATCGCTGATAGGTAAACTATTAGGAGAACCAGAAGACCCAGCACTCGATAGAGTTATGGATATGATTCCATCTATCGCTTGGTCCAAAATGTCAAAGTTAGTGTTTGTTGTAGCACCCCAAGTACCAGATTGTTCACCTGTTGCTGGTTTTTCGATACCAAGGTTTGTTGTGTATGAACTTGCCATTATGCGGCTTCCTCTGTCCAGTTAGGGTTTTGTGACGGCTCTTCTTCGCTCCAAGCTGGTGTTTGACTTGCGCTTGTTTCTGACCAATTTGGTGTTTGAGAGGCAGTCTCCTGACTCCAAGTTGGTGTTTGAGATGGGCTGATCTCCGAATAGTTTGCATTTTGGTCAGGAACAATCCTTCCCCACACAAGTACCTTACCAAGAATTGCAGTGTTTGACAATCCTATTGGTGTAACAACGCTTGTTCCTACAATGGTTACAGAACCAACTGAAGCAGTGCTAGAAAGACCTGTGACAGAAACAAAGGTAATAGTTTCTACAGTTGCGTTGCCTAATGTGCCAGTGGCTTCAACACCTGTAGGAATAACAATACAATTACCAACAACTGTTTCGTCTCCTAATGCAGAAGTCGCTTCCTCCCCTGTTACATCTACAGTAGCTCCCGCAATTACTGTTTCGTTACCTAATTCACTTGTTAACGCAGAAACATTAGAAACTACAGCAGTAACACTTATTGCTACTGTTTCATCACCTAGTTCTCCTTGCGCTTCCACTCCTGTTGGCACATGGTTTGAAGTTCCTGTAACGCTAACAGTGCCTAAAGTTGTGTTTGCAGAAATTCCTGTAACAGATAAATTTGCATCTCCTGTAATGGTTTCCTCACCAACGGATGATGTTCCTTCAACGCCTGTTACAGTTACACTTGAATTGCCTATTAGAGTAACATCTCCAACTAATCCAGTTGAAGACACCCCTGTTACAGAGTATTTAGACTCAATAACTACTGAACCCGTATTTCCTGTAGCAGACACCCCTGTTGGGAATATGTTTGCTGAACCAGTAACAGTTTCATCCCCTATATTTAAGGTAGACGCTTGACCAGACACCCCTGTTACTGCGGCTCCAGAGATAATTAAAGAACCAGCATTAGCTACTCCTTCTGCGCCTGTCGGAGTTAAAGTAGACCCTCCAGAAATAGTTTCATTACCTACGTCTGAGGTAGCTGAATTACCTGAAGCAATGACTAAAGAGCCTGCGGTTATTGTCTCATCACCAAGAGTAGTAGTGCTAGACACTCCTGTTGGTGTTACAGTTATGTTCAATGCAGTAACAACTGTTACAGAACTAATAGCTCCTGTAGCTGACTCTCCTGTAACATCTACAGGTGTCACAAGGTCTACTGTTACATTTCCCAAGCTGGTGGCAGCTGACTCTCCTGTAACAGAAACTACTACATTTGTAGTAGCTGCCACAGATACAGAGCCTACAGAAGAGGTGGCAGACACCCCTGTAACAGATACAGAGGCTCCTGCTGTTACACTTTCATTGCCAACTGATCCTGTAGCAAATAAACCCGTTACAGTTAAAGTAGAGTTTGCAGTTACAGTTTCATTGCCAACCGCACTTGTGCCAGATGCTCCCGTAAGTGAAATAGATGCTGTGCCAGTTACAGTTTCATTGCCAACTGAGCCTGTCGCAGATAATCCTGTGACTGCAATAGATGCTGAAGCAGATACTGTTTCGTTGCCAACAGCACTTGTGGCAGATAATCCTGTTACAGATACATTTGCCGTACCAACAACAGATTCTTCACCTAACCCACTTACAGAAGCTAATCCTGATACGCCAGTTACGGCTGCGCCAGAAACAATTAAAGACCCTGCATTGGCAACGCCTTGTACTCCTGTTGTTGTGGTTGAACCTGTACCTGTGACACTTTCATTGCCCAAAGCAGAAGTAGCAGCTACTCCTGTGACTGCTACAGTAACTGGAATTGATCCACCCCAACCACCAGAACCCCATGCACTACCACCCCACTCTCCTGCCGAAGGAGCGGTTACTTGGTCAGCATCAGCAAAAGGACGTTCTGAAAACGCTGAAAAAGGCAACGCCATCTTTAAACTCCTATGCTAAGTCTCCTGAACACATACCATTTGAAGAACCATTCGTAAAACTTCCAGCTCCACTAACAGTGTCTAAACTATGTGTTGTGCTTGATTCTGCGTTAGACCTAAAAGGATATTGCAATGTTGCACCTTGAGTAACACACCAGTTTGTAGCGGTATTCATTGGATTTGTTAAAGTTATAGTGGTTTGTCCTGTTCCATCGTCACTAAAACTGCTGTTATTGAAACTATCTCCAACCGTTCCAGCACTAGAACTTGAATCAACTGTCCATGCTTTTAACAAACCTTGCTGAAGATTTGTGGTCGTGCTACCGCCTTCGCCTATTACATCTATTGACCCAGCAGTGGTTACACCTTCAAGTTCGTCTACTTTAAGTTTGCTTGCCATTATGCTAAGTCTCCAAATGCCACATAACTGAAAGAAGCATCCCTATATGAACCATCATATATTCTTATATCATCAGCAGTGGATGTTGTGGATTGATATCTAGTTGTTACTAAATCGTTTACAGAGAAACCAGCAGAACTTCCAGTGGACGAATAAGCAGTATTGTTAAATCCATTTGTCATATTTATAATTGCATAGCCTGTTTGTGTGTCTGTAGTAGAACTAACATTAAAACTATCTACATCTGGAAGCCATGTAGGAGTAGAACCAGATAGTGTTTTGTTAGAAGAAAATACTTTTGCCGCACTTTGCTTAGTCAACGCAACAGGACTAGTGCCATCCTTTGCCGCAATGGTATCTACATTTAATACACTGGTCATACTATACTCCAATATCCATTAACAGTAACCGTAGCATTCTGTGTAATAGGTCCTGCTGACATACCATTCTCGTCACTGTCAATTGTAATGTCGTTACTTATTGTTTGACCATTAAGGCGTATGATACTGTTGTTACCTTTGAATGGATAACGTGTATCTGATTCAGTCTTGGTGTAGTTACCTTGAATACTAAACACATCATACACAACCATCTCAATGACATCACTAGCTGATGCACCAGTTGTTAAGGTTACAGATGTTCCATTGGTTGCGGCATAGTCTGTGGTAGGTTTTAGTAGCACACCATTCTGATATACATCCATGTACATACCATCTGTGTATGCAAGGACATTAGAACTGCTATCACTGCCTGAGAATACTGTTTGTGCCGCAGTAGCTGTGTATAAAAAGCGTGTGCGTACACCGTTAGTTGGGCTTTTTCCTATGTATGGCATTACGCTAAGTCTCCGTGAATGGTGGGCATAGTTTTATCGTTATCTTCAGGACCAACTCCACCAGTAATTGTTATAACTCTGTATCCTCCAGCAGTAGGTGATTCATTATATCTTATACTGGCGGCTCTATTAAGACTTTGATTTGTTTGTCCAGTTGTAGGTTTAATCATACAAGCAATATTATAGTTTACGTTGCTCATGTCATTGGTAATCTGCGGGGAAAAATCGCCTGTGCCGTTATCTGTAACAGACGCAGTATTAAATGAATCATTTACAGTTGTGCTTGACCCTACAAAATTACACCATTGTTTTGCACTACCATTTGCTACATACGACAAGCCAACGGAGTTAGCACCACTGGCATCTTTTAGTGTGTCTACTCTTAATTCGCTTGCCATTATGCTAAATCTCCGTGAATTGACGCAGATACTTCTAAATCTTCTAATGAAGCACTGGACGCATCTCTACTTATAAACTGACAAACAGAAGAACTAGTTCTTTCGTGGGTGTGCGTTTTATCTCCACCAGCGGCTAAACTAGTAGTAGGAACATAATTACTATCTGAAAAAGCACTAGTAATACCAATAGATTGTTTACCTGTGCCGTCATCTGAAAGATGAGAACAATTAAAAGATGTAAGAACACTAGCTTTATTTGATGCGCCAACTACAAAAACTTTCGCCAACCCCTGTTGTAAATTAGTTGTGGCAGTTCCTTCGGCTACAATATCAGTAGAACCACTTGCTATTACATTTGCTAAATCAGATGCTCTACTCATGTCGTCACCCTGCTATCTCCGTAGCTGAAATGAAAGAAGCACCTCTTTCATACTCGTTACTATCAGTATCGGTAACAGTTCTATTAATGTACATAGTTCCAGCATAAAATGTTGTAAAACCTATTTTATAAGTAATTTGTGAAGTTGTGTTATGGGCATTATCAAACCACGATAAATTAAAGCCATCTATCGTAGACCCTGCATTTTGATGATAACTTATAAGTGGCACGGCTATTCCCATTCGCCTGTTAGAACCACCTGTTGTCGCTAGTTTCGTAGACCCTCTATAAAAAAACCCCATAGCATTAGCCGAAAAGTTAACATTAGAGTGTTCATGTGACAAATATCCCTCAAGTTTGATAATTGAATCGCTAAATTTAGGAGTTATATTTACCGCTAATTCATCAATAGCTGTATCGGTATTGGCACTGTTACTCATAGAAGTGGCAGTGATATACTGCGTATACTGAATTTGTATAATACTGCCTGAACGTGGGTCTATTCCCTCTGGTCTAACTTGTGTTAGTGCCATAGCCTAACTCCTTATGCGTAAGGGCTTGCACCTAACAGGCTAGTATCCCATGCTGCTTTTAATTCTGCAATCGTTGTTGCATTTGTGATAGCACTAGCTGCTGGAGCATTACGAAGATTAGTTTTCTTTGTTACACTAGCTGCTTTTGCAGTTGCATCATCAGTCTCTAATGCTTTCATATATACAACATCCTCTGCTTCTAACAAAGGTGCGCGAACTTCTCTGATTTTATCTTTGAAAATTTCTTTCGCCTTGGTTAAGTCCTCTGATATAACACTGCCGCTTAGTGTCCAAGCTCCACGAAAGTCTCTATTTGAAGGTACGGTTACACTAGCGGCATTTGCTTGATTACCGTCCTTATCAACAATATAAGTTGCTACAGCCATTTTTAATACTCCTATAAGTTATGCTGCTACGGTAACATCTTCGCTAATACGCCAAGAGTTACGCCATTCTCTAGTTGCAGGAAGTTGATTCTTCCTACAGATAACCATCTTAGGACGATTACCTTCATCCCAATTCTTCCAGACATGTTCTGGTACATCCTTCTGAATTAAGTATTCTATTGCTTCTTCCTCTGTCATTGCCTCGATAGGTTCTGTCTGATGTAACAAATACCCACGAGTATGCTTTTTAAAATCAGGTTGTGCTTCATCTTTTTTTAACTCCCAGTATACCCAAACAGGTGGCAATATACCACCCTGTAAAGCACAAGCCATCCAATTTGGGTCTGGCACAAGTATCTTTGCACATTCTTCTATGTTATCTTCATATACTACACGGTAGTCTGATTGCACTCCGTCTAGGTTTTCTTTAGCCCAGCATAGTCTGTCAAATAAGTGTGTGCCTTGAAATTGTGGTGTGTCCATTTTTTATCCTATTGCTGTTATGAATAACATTGGAACTGAAAAAATGTCTGTGCCAGTTCCATCCCAATGGTTTGTACTGTGTAAGTCGTATTCGTTACCTGTGTTGTACTGCCTAACTTGTATTTTAATTTCTTTTAAGGTTGTCCAAGTGCTAAACTTCCCATAATTAACATTATCCGTAGAAGACCCAACAGTGAACATCCACTTAAAAGAAACCCTACCTTGAAGGTCTTCTGCCCTGTAAGTTACTCTAGCAGCTTCAACTTCTACACCGTCTACGTACAGCCTGTGATGCCCAATAGGGTCAGCATCAATACCCATTATGTGAAAATAAGACTCGTATATAACTCTTTTTGTTCCTTCAGGAGGCTTATAATTTATAAGGCTACCTGTTTGGTCTTGATAACTTGTGCTTAGAGTTTGTTTCGCTGTTACGTTTTCAAAAGTATATGTGCCACTTAAAGTAGTCATTGAACTTCCATCACACACACCTGATACTACCTCAAGTATTCTACCAGTGCCTGCATTATTATTTGACAACAGGAGATTGTCTACTTTTAAGGTACTCATGCTAAATCTCCCAATACTGATACAGATGCTACTGATAAATCTAAATCTGTACCACCACTTTGTTCACCCCGTAATTTTAAAATGCTTGTTGTACTAGTTCTAGCAGCACTAAGACCTCCGTCTTCAACTAAAACTCCGTTTGTACTACCCCCAATATACTGAGTTCCCATTGTTGCAGAATAATCAGCAGCAGAAAAATCGTTTACAAAATCAACAGTTTGTCTACCAGTTCCTACATCTGTTAAATTAGTCATATTAAAAGAATCCCTTACGGATACTGTTCCTGTGCCATTATAATTTATCCAAGCCTTCGCCAACCCCTGCTCAAGATTTATTGTAGTCGTACTATCTGTGGCATGACCAGCAAGGACAGTCATAGTGTTAGCAGTGGTTTTACCTTTGAGATTGTCAACTATAAAGGTACTCA